GTTTGAAAACCACCTCTATATACTGACCAATATGTTGCACCATTTGATCCTCCACCAGTTGGATTATACTGTGGTGTTATTGCGGCACGATTTTCTGGAGCAACCCAGATAGGAGTTGCAGCAGGGGTCCAGTTAATTGCATCTGTTGATCTATAGTATTGAGTTCCATACCCATATGCTGCTAACCAATATGTGCCAGTCCAAGAAATTCCACCCCAATAATATCCCATATCTTCATATCTTTGATCTGGAATTGGCATATTTCTTTGTGTCCATGTTGTGCCATTTGTTGATGTAAAATAATGATCGGTAAAGTTATCCTTTAAGAGAACCCAAGTAGATCCATTATATGCCGAACCTGCAATTTGCCAGTATCCACCATTTTTTGTTCCTGATGCATAAGCACTTTCTGTCCAAGATGTTCCATTAGTTGTCCATGCTGTTTTATCTGGAGATATTGCTAAAACCCCGCCAGCAACCGATCCAGAATAATGAGTTATCATCCAGTTCGTATTAGATGGCATTGATCTAGATGTCCAGTTTATACCATCTGTTGATGTTTGATAAGTACTTCCATTAGCAACTGCAACAAAAGTAGATCCAGCCACTCCCATGCCATTCCATCCAGAAGATCCAGAAGAAGTTCTAGATGTCCAAGTTACACCATCTGAAGATGTTGCTGCTTGTGTAGAGCCACCAACTAGTGCAGCCCAAACTGACCCATTCCAAGCAACTGCAGTCCAAGATCCGCTTGTTGGAAGTGTACGTTTGGTATAAAAGGCTCGCCAATTACCACGAAGTGATGCGCCAGCCCTTGCTGCTACTAGTGTCAATATACGTCTCCAATAATTGCCCAAACATCAGTGTCTATCTTTATGCAACTTGCTCCAGAATATTTTTGTCTTAGTATTGGTGATGTTGTTACTGAACCGTTACCATTTACTGACCTAATAGTTGTTGTGCCAGAGGTTACTGCCTGTATTGTTGTTAGGCCGTCACCGTTGCAAAAAACATTCAAAGTTGTTCCAATTGCAAAAGGTACAGATGCATTTGTTGGAATATAAAAAATGTTAGAAGCAGAATTTGTCATTGTAACAAAAGAAGCGGCATCTGTTGAAACAGCAGTATAACTTGTTCCAGTTTGTGCGTTTATGCTATAAAGAATTGTTGGAGCAGTTAATGTTGTTTGAACTATTGAGTTGGTTGAATTAACAGCCATTAGGAAATCTCACTTCCAAATAGTACAAATGATGTTGTTGTAGATGAAGAATATACAGAGACAACATCTGTTGTTGCCAGGGTCATTCCAAGGGTAATTATTGTGCTATCAGATGCTGCGACTGTTGATCCATAAACAATATAGTGCTGTGCTGCTACTGATGCTCCTGCTGGTCTAACTGCAATTCTATATGTAGCAGCAGTTCCTGCCTGATTACAAACAACAATTGAAGAAACGACTGTTGATGTTGAAGATGGAACGGTGTATAGTGTTGTAAGTGTCGTTGCTGAGGGATTAGACTGCCCTAGCACTTTATATGTTGTTGGCATTAATTATCTCCTTTTAAGATAAAATATTTTACCAGGGCAGTATAGGGCGTGTTAACTAGGTTTGTTATAGATATTGACACAATTTCCTACCTCTCTAGCGTTGTCTCTATTATATCATGGGATTAAAGTATATAATTAGAGAAACCAATTATCTGAACCCCAATTCCTGGGGGATTGTTTGGTCTATATCCTTCAATACCAATATTGGTTATAGTTAGTCTAAATGGTAGTATTTCTGTTACCGTTGTTGTTTTGGGATAGTCTGCAGTTACCAAAGATCCAATAGAGCCTGAGATGTTTTGAATTGTTGGAGATACTACAATCGTTGCTGCTGTAACTAAAAAAGCAATATTTGAGATTATTGAAGAATGGCCAGGTATACGTTCTGCTGTTATTGTTGGTTTTATATCAGATATAGTTTGGCTTCTGCCAATATTAGTTATATTGGTTGTTGCCATGATTAACTTACTGTATCTTGCTCTGTGACTTCACCGATCATAATCATTTCACCCTGACAGACAGTCCAAACACGAGTAGCATCTCTTAATTGAATATCAAAGACATCGCCTGTTCTTAAAATCTTAGACTGTGCAGGAGACAGTGTGACTGTAAACTCTCCAACTTCGTCAAACTCTGTTTGGTCTGGGTAAATTGTAAAAAGTAAATCATCTCCAGTATTATCGGAGTATCGTCTAAACTCTCCAGAAATGTCCCATCCAGAATCGTCTCCAACGGATGTGGTGTCATAATCTAGTGGGTTTTCAAGATCATCTTCAACATAAATTCTAAAAGAAGCACTATCTCCAATTACGCAGGTCCAGTTAACAAGTGGGGGAATGTTTCCAACATTATAGGTTGAAGGAGCGGGAGCAACGGGCTGAGTTTCCATTGCAGTTTCATTGGGGTTTCTATATACGGCCATTGTTAAATTATACCATTAAGCAAGTCCATTTTTCAATGCCCCCCAAGATCCATTACCTTTTGGCTGTCCAACAATAATAACGCCAGTTGAGGCATTTGATTTAGCAACCACTGCTACAGCACCTGATCCATCAGTAGGAACGGTATCTGTCAAACCTCCACCATCAGCAACATAGAGTATGTCTCCAGCAGAATAGGATGCAGTATTTATGTTTTCAAAGACACCAGATATAATTATTACACCATCAGAATTACTTGTAATTGCTGCTTGTGTTATTCCAACTACTGGGAATGTTGTTAGGTCATTTGAGTCACACTTTGCAATTGTTGGTTTTGATGTATACCCTGAAATATAAACTGGGGTTCCTTTTGCAATTGTTGATACAGTTATATTTCTAACTTCTAATGAAATAAAAGGAAGTCCAATGTTTGAAATAACATCTTCTATGCGTTCTGCAAGTGATTGAATATCCTCGTGGACATTTACAGGGTCACTTAAAACGGGATAAGGAAGATCATAAGTTGTAGTTGCGCCTGTAGCCATAGTACTTATTATTATACCACTTTCCCCCGTAAAAACCAAAAGTTTACCAAAATGTTACCTAAAGTTTGACTTTGGTGGCAAATTCGTGTTATAATTAATACATGCTACCAACAGGTAGCATTTGTTCTCTAGGAGGTTACTATTATGAGAAGAGACAAGAAGGCTTGGATTGGAATCCTAGCACTGGTTGGAGTTGTGGCACCATTTAGCAACTTTGCCAATGCATCAACTACGGAAAACAACTTACTAATTAAACAGGCTGAAAACCCTGCTGCCACCCACAAGGTGGCTTTTGTTGTTTCTAAAGCAAAAATGTTAGAACGTTATGAAAACAAGACACATCTTACAGATGTTGAACTAAAGAAGTTGCTTTCTTTGGTGGGATTCAAAGGCAACGACTTAGTAGTGGCATGGGCTATTGCTAAGAAAGAATCTAATGGTCGTCCATTTGCATTTAATGGCAACCATAAGACTGGTGACTCATCCTATGGGATGTTTCAAATTAATATGATTGACAACCTGGGTCCAGACAGACGTGATAAGTTTGATCTTGGCTCAAACGCTGAACTATTCAATCCCGTAAAAAATGCGGAGATTGCATACTATATGTCCAACGGTGGAGACGATTGGTCTTCTTGGAAAGGTATTACTCCAAAGACCAAAGAGTGGATGAAGAAGTTTCCTAAATAATTTTAGGTAATAAAATACCCCCTTGGAGAAATCCTTGGGGGTTTTTATTTTATTCCCCTGTATAATCAGGGTATGAAGATAGCAATAACAGCCTATGTTGACAATAGCCCTAAGTTTGTAGATGAGTGTAATCTAATGACCTATAGTGGTCGTGGGCTAGATGGAAGATTTACCTTTGTACTATATGCCCATCCAGATATTGTTGATAAGTTAGATCGTCATATGAATGTTAAGATTGTTCCCTATACCGTTCCAGATAGGCAGTTTTATAAAGACTATGGGTTTGCAAAATCTATGGTCTTCCCATATGACTTACCTGGGCCATTAGAAGAATATGACTATATCTGTAAGACAGATACAGATATATTTTTAACTCCTATGATGAATCACTTTCCATTTGAAACAAACAAAATATATGTTGGACTTGGATATTACAGCATAAGTGAAAATTCTGTCAACGCTTTAAAGGAAGCCGCAATAAAATTTGGGTATCCAGAATATGAAAGAATTTCAGACATGCACTCTACAATAATCGGCCCTACCGCAGATGTTATTAAAATTATGGAACTTTCAGACAAACTAGAAGAAAAAATGTATTATGGTTTAGAAAGTGATGGAGAATGGGGAACTGATGTTTTGTGGAGAGGACATGTTGGAGGAAATTCTGGGGTATGCTCAATGTATGCAATGGAGATAGTGTTATCAAGTATTTACCCTAAAGAACAAGTAGTTGTAACACAGATGTTAGATGCTGGATCTAACTGGGAAAGACCTTGGAC